CTCGAAAAAAACAGATTTCGAGCATTTTTAATGGGGGTGTAGGTGCCATAAATAGCAATAAATCAAAAGAAATAATAAAAGAAAAAAAGATTTCCGAGGAATTAAACCGAATTAGTGTTTTTTTCGAAGAAATAGACGGAAATCAAAAAGCAATTGTTTCTCCGCTGCTTCAAAATGCCGCGTTCATGAAAGTGACGCTGGAGGATCTTCAGGAGGCCATAAACGAGAACGGTGTTACGGAAGAATATCAGAACGGCGCGAATCAACGCGGCATAAAACAGAGCGCTACATTACAGAGTTACAATGCTTTGATAAAAAACTATGCCAGTGTGATCAAGACGCTTTCTCAGCTACTGCCGCCTGAGAAAAAAACGGCGGCAATACAGAGCTGGAATTGGATGCCAAGAGAAAAGACTGCGGCAGAATTGAGGGCCGAGGAGCGCGAAGAAAAAGCGCGTCAGAAAAAGATTAAGGAAGATTTTGAGCGTGCCGCAGAATACCAAAGGAAACAGCGTCAGAGGGAAAACACATAGCATCATTCATTGACTGTGCTGCGTTAATGGCATCTCATGGCGTTTGTGGGGGCATGTACTACGCTGGCCATCAGCTTTTGCGTGATCGCTGGCATCTGTTGAAGAACAATTGACGCAGTGGCCATCTATGGTGCAAGCATCAGCGACGCGATAGAGAACGGATAAGGAATACTAGTGAAGTGAACAGATTGCCAGGAAACTGATTCCGGCAATCTGTTTTCATAATTATGATGTTCACGATTAAAGCTGAGATCGGATTGCCGGAAAGCGCAGCTCGATCTCGAAAGAATTGTGTGTTTGTCCGTTCACTGGATTGTACAACGAGTGCAGAGGTGGACGAAGATCTCCGACAGCAAGGTATATGTCACAGTGGGAAACAGCGATATGATCTGCACGCTGGCGAGGGGAACGGAACAGGGAAGACCAATAGTAAATCCCTTAACAGTCCGTTCCTCACAAGCTCCAAATATTATTGGCGTCAGGATATATGCCCGGCTTTTGCGACTTTGCGCGGAATTTTCGCTATATTAGCGTCTATGGCAATTCATATTCTCGATATTAGCGCTAGCAGAAATCCCGGCAAATGCAGTCCGCACTGCGGTTTGCTGTGACTGCACGACGCTTTTAGCGTCAGTGCTTTCTCCTGCTTTTTGCGGCCGCTATAATAATGTCCATTTTTCCAACCAAATGCCGCGAAATAATGGGAAGCCTTTCACGATCGATACAAATCTTGTTCCAATTCAGATTGTTTTTTAAGCAAATAGTAAACAGTAAACAGCAAAAATGTTTACTTATTTTGTTTACTTATCGCGTATTTTGCAGCGAAAAATAAAAAGAAGAAACCTAGCAATCCATTGATAATACTAGGTTTCTTCTTGGTCCGAGTGACTGGATTTGAACCAGCGGCCTCTTGAACCCCATGAAAACAATTATCGTTTTACAACGTGTTAGAAAGTAGCAGTAATCCTTGACATATCAATGCTTTGGTGGTATTATCGTTTTGGTAGTTGGGAGTCCGTCTTAGATATTTGTTTACCTTTTTGTTTACTCTTTTGTTTACCAAACGGAGGTGCTGTCATTGGCAACGATCATCAAAAACATAAACAAGAAGACCGGCGAGATAGTCAGCTATAAGGTTATGGTATGTGTCGGGCGTGACGAAATGACAAATAAGCAGATATGGAGAACCTGCACATTACCGCGCCCGGAGGGGATGACGCCAAAGAAAGAAGAGAAGGAAATCGAGCGTCAAGCTGACGCATGGGCAGAGGAGCAGAAAGCGGATTATTCAAATTCTCGTTCAAAGAAAGATAAAACCAAGACTACTTTTTCCGATTTTGTATTAAATCACTGGTGGCCTGATCATGTCATGGACGGATCGCACACGCCGAGCAGCATCAGCTTCTATAAATGCATGTCCGATGATTTAGTATCGTACTTTAACAAGAAAAAGCTGTCGAGTATTACTGGCGAGGACGTCAAGAGATACATCAAGTATTTGAATACAGAAGCAAAGACCAGGAGCGGCGATCCATTGAGCGCAAACACAATCGTCCGTCACTATCAGACGCTTCGAAATATTATGAATTATGCTATGCGTTTTGACTATCTCAAAGAAGATCCATGTAAGAAGCTGTCCGTGAGAGACAAGCCGCAAAAGGACAAGAAGAAAATTGATTTTCTTGATCCTGATCAGGCACGGCTTTTTTTGAAATGCCTTGACGATGAGCCGCTGTTTTGGCGCTGCTTCATGAACGTCCTCATCACCTGTGGCCTTCGGCGCGGTGAATGTATCGGATTACAGTGGCGCGATATAGATGCGGATAAGCTGACGCTGACAGTATCGCGCAATGTAACCATAGACAAGGACGCACCGGAGAAATACCGCGTCGGCAACACGAAGACAGGCGAGGAACGCGTCGTACCTATTTCTCAGAGAGTATACGGCATGCTGATGCAGCTGAAAAGGGAACAGGAGGAGCGCCTTCGAATAAGCATCATGCCAGCGTGCTATATCTTCAGCAGAATGGATAATCCTCAAAAGCCGATCTATCCTACTGAACCGACGCGATTCACATCGAAGTTTATCAAGCGTCATAATCTTCCGAACGTATCTCCTCATGATCTTCGGCACACGGCTGCGACGCTGGCGCTTGAGGCCGGTGCAAATCTGAAAGAGGTGCAGCAGCTACTTGGCCACAAAGACGCCAGCACAACGATGACTTTCTATGCCGGAGTTACCGAGGAGGCACAGCGCCGAACGGTGGAGGGGATCGAAAGTCTGATCGGATAACACAGCAGAAAACTATAAGACCGTATGGATGAATAGTCCATGCGGTCTTTTTTTTGTTGCACAAGATAATGCAATTTTTCAAAAATGTTGTTTCAAATGGTTGTAAAAACAATTCAAAAAACAGGGTAAGTGAGGGATCTTTTCGCTTTACTTATTTGGACGCTAACAGAAGCCATTTCAAATCGAGATTTCAGGTCAGGTTGTTTAAGGGAAAATCATTTGAAATCCTTGTTTCGCTTATTGATTCGCTTCTGAACTTTATCTCGTCTGTCGGTCGTGTTTTTGTGTTTTTCCTTTTCTAATTCGGCGTTGTTAATGACCTTGGTGCATCTCTTTTCAATACTTGCCAAGCAAACGCCTAGGGCTATCAATTGTGCTGGTTGAATGATATTTCTAAATTCCATGATGTTCGTTACCGGAAAGCTGTCTCGCCCAGAAATTGCACCCTCGGGAAGAACTTCCGGAATCATCTCAACAGAATATCCGAATAAATACGTTGCCAGTCGTTCAGTAATCTCTTCAAATTCAGTGCTTTCAAATATGCAGTTTAGAGCAGCAGTGCCAAGAGGTGAAAGACTGCGACGTCTTATACTTAGTGCCTCAATAGCAGAATATGACAAGCCAGTATACTCAGCCATTTCAGCAATGAATTGTGACCTAGCTTCATACTCTCCAAGCATGTGTCCTAAATCAGTGCCGAACGCTTTGCAAATACCTATCATAATCTCGAAATAGTTTCTGACTACCTCTCCGTGCTCTATAGCGGCTATGGTTTGACGTCTAGTGTGAATGTCATAATCAACAAGCTCTGTAGCCAATTCGTCTTGAGTCCAATCTCGTTCCATACGATATTGTCTCACTCTTTCACCAATTTCTGAAAAATTGTATTCCATAACGAACATCATCCCTCGAGTAGAATAGTATAATTGTTACCTCTGTGTATCTTTACGGGATACACATAATATACTACAATCTCAAACGTAAAGCAATACAAAAATAATTTTAAGGAGGGATTTATATGCGCTATCAGACGATACGTTCAGTCGCGAGAGATCCATTGTTCCCGAACGAGACCACGCTTCGCGCAATGGTGAAGTCGGGCACTTGTCCCGGATATTACCAAGGGACACGCTTCTATGTCGATACTGTGCTTCTGAGGGAACATCTTGACCGCAGCACATCCGGCAATTCCCGGAGGGCAATCTATGGACAAGGATAACAAAAAAAGCGCCTCCGCCGTCGGTGGCACGACAGCAGAGGCAGAGGGCGACGGATGGCATGGCGGCCTATCACAAGCTCTCAAACGCAGTGTAGCACAGGAGATTGGCCGCGTCAATGATCTAGAAGTATTCAGACGTTGCCGGGAGGCCGTCTCTGCGGAAGACGCTGCACGAATGTACGGCTTGAAGATCAACGGCAGAGGAAGAGCGCTGTGTCCTTTTCACGACGATCACGATCCAAGCATGTCATTCAAGAACGGACGGTTTCGGTGCTGGAGCTGCGGAGCGTCAGGTAACAGCATTGACCTTGTATCTCGTCTGCTGGGCGTGGACGCGCTGAGCGCCGTCAGGCGGCTAGACGCTGACTTCCATCTGTGCCTTCCGCTCGACCGGCCACAGACCGCGCTAGAACGCGCACAGGCGGCGAGAAGGGTGCAGCTCATGGATACGCGGCGACGCTTCGATGAGTGGCGCGAGGCAATGCTGCGCGACCTTTGCGCGGCTTACCGCGTTGGACACATCGCGCTTATGTCAGGCCGAGATCTGACAGATAACGAGGCAATGGCCGTAAGATCAATGGCGGCGCTGGAGTATTGGGCGGAAACATTGGGCAAAGCGGAACTTTCCGAGCAGATGGAGGTCTTCCGAAGCCGCGAGGAGGTGGAGCTGCTATGTCGGAAGATTTTGCAAAATACGAAGACGAAATCAACCGTGGCCTGAAGAAAGCGCCTGTATTCCTTGTTCCATCTTCTGAACTTGCCTCAACGTTGGAGCGTCTTGGATATTTTGCGGTGACCGATGTAGGGGATAAAGCACTATACAGCGCCAGCGTATACGTGTTACGTGACAGGCGCCTGGTCGCAGCCGTCAGGGGGATTGCAAAAACTATATACTTCATCGACGCTGATATAGAAACTCTTCAAGATGCTGACGCGGCGCGGACAATCAATACTCTTTGCAGTAAAGCAAAACCGTGGAGTGTATTTGATGATTTTGATTTTTACTCTGTCCCTGATTTGACGGTTGAGGAACGACGGCCGCCGGAGTTTATCATCGAGGGAATGTTGCCGGTTGGAATGACATTCCTATCAGGCGCTCCAAAAACGCGGAAATCTTTCCTTGCTATTCAACTGGCAATTGCCGTGGCATCAGGCGTTTCGTTTTGGGGGAGAAAGGTTCAAAAATGTGACGTTGTATATCTCGATCTAGAGGGGAGCAAAAGCCGTATATCAGCACGAACGGAGCACATGTCGATGCCGATACCGAGGAATGTGTTCATTACCAACAGCGTAACAGATCGCCTCGCTGATGGCCTCGTGGACAAGCTGAGGGAGCTACACAGGCAGCGGCCATCTATACGGTTGATCATCATAGACACATTCAGTAGAGCAAGAGGGAGCTTTAAGGCCGGTGGTGCAAATGCTTATGACGCTGATGTCGCTCTTCTGGAGCCGGTGCAGCGGATGGCGCTTGAAGAGAATATCTCCGTCCTGTTTGTACATCACGACAAGAAGGGCGCTTCACTAGTCGTCGACAGCTTTGAGCGATTGTCCGGGACAATGGGCATATCCGGCAGCGCCGACTGCGTTATAAATCTCATTACGGAAGGAAAGCGCTTCGACGGAAAAGCGACGTTGGAATACAATCCGCGCGACGCTAAAGGTGGCGAGATCTCTCTGATTTTTGATGAAGCTTGGTTGGAATGGATGGCAACGCCTAAACCGGATCTTCACGATAATCCTGTTTGCGCTTGGATCATTGGGAACATTCCTGATAAGGGACGAGAAGGACGGTTTTGGTCATATGAGGAAGTATATTGTTCTGCTTTCCATCAGCTCACCGAAAGTCCCGGCGATAAGGTGCTGGAGATCCTGAAACCGCACCGTGAAGAAATGTTCACAGCCTTTGGCATCGGTATTCAGCTTGGCGTAAAAAGTAATGGGAAAAGGGGTATCAGGATAATTAATCTGCAATAAAGCGGTGTCCCTGCGTCCCTTCAGTAGGGACGCTCTCGCGGGAGAATTTGCCGTCCCTTTTGAAAAGGGAGGGTGTCCCTATAGTAGGGACGGAGGGACGCCATGTGATTGTGAAGGAGGCCGTATATGGAACAAATGACGCTTTACCGGGAGAAGACGCGGTTTAACAAGCGGCATTTTGAAATCATACATACCGACGATCCAAAGCTGCCGTGGATGGTGAGCTATTGCGGCACTGATTTCCAATTCAAAAACCTGTATGGATGTTTGTGCTATGCGTTTGGCAGACGCTTCATTGATCAGAAAGAGATTGATCGTGTCATGGTGTCCATCAATAACAAAATGTCGAAACGCGGCACGATGGAGGGATCAAAAGGAAATGCGCAATCGTAAGCAGAAGACCGCGATCCAGCGTTGGCGTGAGTATGAGCGCCGGAAGAAGCAGATCGAAGATCAGAATCTTTCTCCGGCAGAGTATGAGGCGGAGATCCGGGCGCTTGCCGAGCGGCTGAAGGTGTAAGACATGACACTGGAAGAAATCATAAATCTCGATGAGCGCCTTGATCATTATGTCGGCGTGCTGGCAAGACTTGAGGACAAATACGCGGCAGAAGAATCGGAAGAAAAGAGAGAGCTGCTTTCGGAGAAAATCGAAAACATTCAGTACCGCATTATGATCCTCCGAGATCGTCTGACGCATGTCTATGACGATGTATTCTGCTAGAGATGGGAAGATCACAGCAGCGTAAAGGACGCGGCGCCGAGCTGGAACTGTGCCGTATTTTGAACGATCACGGTGTTCCGGCCGAGCCGGGATCAGCCTTATGCTATGGTAGCGAGCCGGACATTAAGGGTATCGACGGCTTTCATATCGAAGTCAAACGCCATGAGCGTATTGAGATCGGCAAATGGATGGAACAGGCCGAGCGTGATGCTCAGCGCTTCGGCGGATTGCCTTGCGTCTTCTTCCGGCGTAACCGGGAGGAATGGCGCGTTACTATGCCGTTGACGGCGTGGATCGAGTTTTACAAATCGTGGAGAGGAGGTGAAACGGAATGCGAAAAGTGGGCAACATTAACGGAATCAAGACCAGCGAAAGAGGAATGACCGATCGTGAGCTTGAAAATAAGCTGGATCGCGATGAACGGCGCGAGCTTATCAAAGCGGAGCTGGCAAAGTCGGGCGATCAAAGATCGGAGCACAAACGGAAGGCAGCGTCGATCCGCAAGGTGCGGTCGGTGCTCAACAAGCTGTGTAAGATCGAACGTCGATAAAAAAGGGGGTGTCCGATGTGGATAAAAAGAATTTCAGCAGCCATGACGAAATGATGGCGTACTATGAAGAAGAACTGCACAAGCTCGAAGCCCGCGCCAAGCGCACCTTTTCGAAGGAACGCAAGGCCGAGATCGGTGCTGAAATCGAACGTCAGAAGCGTTTGATCGCGTATCTCCGCAAGACCGGCGGAAATATGGGATACATTCAGTATGCAGGCGTGGGCAAGTGCAGCACGGAGGTGTTGTCCAATGGATAAGATTCAGGAGATCGATCAATTGGCCGTCATGCGTCGAAATGAGATCGCTGAGCTGGCCGCGAGAGGGGAGACGTTCCCTGAGAAGATCAGGATCGCTGACGCAAAGGCGACGGCCGCAGCTGAAGCCGGTGACTTTGAAGCTTATCGTGCCGCTGCCAAGGAGCGCGACGATCTGAAAGCGGAAGACGAATATATCAAGCTGCGTCTTCAGAAACTCCGGGGTATGCCCAACGTTGATCCCCAGCTTGTCAAAGAAGCGTGGGATGATTACCGCAATAAGGTTGATCCCAAGATGGAGCAGAAGATCGCGGAGTATCAGAGGGCAAAGCGGAAGATGCTCGACATCTACGGGGAAATGGTCGCCATTCAGAAGGAAGGCGCCGGGATCAGGCAGAGGTTTTCGAAGATGATCGGCGTAGATACTTCCGAATCATTCAGGGCGTTTCCGTCAAAGATGATTCCTTTGAGGACGGCCGCAGATCGTCATGGTAACGCTACTGGTCTTCTTTCTATGGGCGGCGCGACGTTGAAAGATCCTGACGCGATTTTCTATATGTCCAATTATGTGACGCAGAAAATGGACGAGGGAACAGGGTATTCTGTCGCCAGCGACCGAGAACTGTATCTCCTGCACGGTATTATCGGAGCCGGACAAATCCCGGACTAAAAGGAGGGGATGATCCATCGACAGCACGTTGACGGTGGAATCCCTGGTCTTGCAAATCCAACGCGGCAACATGGCGCTGATCCCGGTACTGTGGCAGCGGATTGAGAAGATGGTGTACTGGTTCGCAGCACGGTATTATCGTCTTCTGACCGCTCCGCAGTGCGATCTTGATGATTTGAAACAGGCCGGTTATATCGGCTTTTATCATGCAATCGAGCATTTCAACGCCGACCTGAGCGGAGTAAAGTTTTCGACGTTTCTGTGGCACTATCTTCGCCATGCTTTCCAAGACGCTGCCGGACTCCGGCACCGTAACGATGCGAGCCTGCGCGTTGATTGCTCTCTAGACGCTGAAATTGTTGATGATACCGACTTGACACTGAGAGACACAATAGAAGATCCCAGCGCCACAGCGGCCTTCAATGATGCCGAGCGCCGAATATTCAATGAGCAGCTGCATGAAGCGCTTGAAAACGTTCTTCAGCAGCTAGAAGCCGACGAGGCAGATGTGATCCGCAAACGCTATTTCTGCGGTCTCAGACCGTCAGAAATCGGTGTAGAAAGCGATGTAAAGAACACGGAACATCGTGCGCTTCGAAAGTGTAGGTCGCCCAAAATGTCAAAGGAGCTGCGTCGATTTGTTGATGATGCCACACCTTCGAAAATCGGAGGTAAAAGGCCAACAGAAACTGCGGCGATTATGCGAGAGGATATTGCAAAAGCGGGATTTCATTCAAAGTGGTTGAGATAATTCAAAAGCGCCCGGTCGCTCCGCCGAACGCTTTTCCGATCACGAACTCCTGTGACCGTGCTGGTATGATGGTTGGAGGTTTCCTAGGAAATCCCAGAGGAAAGAAACAATGACGATTCCTCTTGACAATGTATCTAGCTACATGATACTATGTATCTAGCTACATGAGGAGGTGATGATTTGTCGCCGGAAAGCCGAGCTGAGTATTTCCGGGAGCGACGTCAGAAACTGAAGCAGCTTGTCTTTATGCTCGACCGCGATAAGGCCGACGAACTGGACAGGGTGCTGAACCAGCGGAAAGAATCACGCGCTGCATGGTTTCGACGGATTGTTGACCAGGAGATCAGCAAAGGGAAATAAAAAGAGCGGCCGTCTCCGGTGGAATGAAGGTCGACCGCTCACGCCGCGGCCGTTTGCTTTGGCAAATATATTATACCATAAGCGCCGGCCGATGTAAACATCGAAAGGAGCTAAAGAATATGAACGTAACCATGCCATCACAGAGAGTGCAGGATCTTCTTAGGAAGATGGAACCGGCACACAGAGAAACCCTTATCGCTATCCTGCAGTCTTGGCTGCAGGATACAAAGGAATCAAAGGCGGAGGCAATGCGGATGATCTATGCCGCAGATGAAGAAACCACAGAAGTACTTTATGAAGTATTCAAAGCGGCTTTTGAGGATCATGTCGCGGCAGAAGCGGCACGGCAGATGTGACAGGAGGCCGGAAGAATGAGCGTAAATAGTATAGCGGATGCCGATCTGTGTGCCATTCATCCGACGCCGGAGCAGATAATCGAAACAGTTAAGAGCAAGAACTATGCTCAGGAATTATTCGACTTGATTGATGTCCTTATGAATGTGCGGCTGGAAGTCGACGCTATAGAGTATTTGCGGTACCATGCCGTGAATAATCTGCCGTTTGCCGTAGGGGATATGAACGATGTTAATGCAATCAACGCGGCGATGGAGGCTTGTATCGAAAAGGCAAAGGATTACATAGCGCAGATGGATGACAGGATGCATGAGATCTGGATTACGTTCAGAGATTTAGAAAAAGGAGTATAGTGAATTTGGAAAAACCGAAAGAACTTGAAGAATTGATTGACAGTCTCGCTTGCCTGAATGAGGGGATTGCATTGCTTCAGACGGTGGAGAAAGCAATCGAGGAAAAAGAACCTGAGTATATCTGCATTACGTTTGACAAAGCGCTGGAGCAGCTGGTTGCCGGAAGAGATGGTTTGATTCGCGCCGGGGTGAAGTCGCTGCCTGTGAAGTCGACGATGGAATACTTCGAATACAAAAAATCGGACAATGAATGAGCGTGAAGGAGCGAGGTGCTTGCCTTGCTCCTTCTCCAGCAATATGAAATAGGAGGACAAATATGGCCACAATCGAATTTGAAGGACTGGATGAGTACATCAAGAAATTAACCATGGTCGGGGTAAAGGTTGAGGGCATTATTAAGAGCGCGGTCTATCCGGCCGCCGGTATGGTAATTGATGAGATAAAAGCAAACTGCCCTGTCAGGAGCGGCGACCTTCGCGATTCTATGGCGCTGGTCACGTTTAAGAATGAAAACGGTTATGTCTATACTGAGGTTGTGTTTCCGGGATATGATCGGGAAGGAGTGCCGAACGCAGTGAAGGCACGAGTGCTGGAATCCGGCAGCTCTAAGCAGCAGAAGCATCCGTTTATCAGACCAGCAATCAATAGAGTGAAAGAAAAAGCCAATGCTATGATGCAATCGGAATTTGAAGAAAAAGTTGAAAAGATGATGGAGTAATCCAGCGGCTCGGTATTGTTCTTTTCAGAAATAAACGATAGGGGGGGAGACCCCCCCCTTCGAAAATTTTCAAGCGATGCCCTGGAGAC